CAGTACCCATATAATTTCTAACGTGAATCTCTTGAGCTATCTTAATAAACTGTATGAACTTGTCAGTGTCCACATTTGCATTTAATGCAGTGTTCTTTACAAGGTCAGCTCTTTTTATGAATAATGCAGTTGCCATATTACTCCTCTGTTTCTATTTTAGTTTCTTCTTCAACTTGGTCTTTCTTTACGCCAGTCTCTTTCTCTACTTCACTCTCTGAAATAGCATTTGTTAAATCAGTAAACTCAAGAGGCTGTAATGTTTTGAAGTATATATCTAAATCAATTTTGTTGTATGCAAGAACTTTCTCGAGCTCATCTAAGATTGTTACTTGCATAGGGCGAATAACAGTATTGTCCATAAGAACTGATGCTGTCTGTAATTCTTCAGCATTATTACCAAGACCAGTTGTATCTTTGATACCGACAAGCATAGGCGATACGATTCGGTGAGATACCATTACTTTACGCATAGACTCATCAGATAAGAATTGATACTGCTGGTGAGCGTCAGATAACTGCACTGGCTCTATTGTAGCTGCAAGTTCTTTCGAGTCGTTAAACGCCAAGATAAAGCGACCTGCGTTAGAACTACCACTAAACTTATCTATAATACTTCTTTCAATCATATCACGTTGCTCATCTGGCGGAACACCGTTATTGAAGTTAATAAGCATAGAAGGTGCAAGCCCATTCTGTATATTATTGATATGATAGTTTGCCACTTCTTCTTCGAGCTCTGCATATTGTAAGCCACCCTGATAATCTACTGGCGAATAATACTTGTAACCAGCTCTGTATGGCTTGATGTACAATATCTCAAGTGGCGCATTAGAATAGCCAAATGCAGGAATTCTCTTTAGCTTAGTTCTATTGTTTACATTCTCCCAATCAGAACTATAGTAGTAAGCAGTTATCTCCCCTTTTGAATTGCATTTCTCAGCTCTAAGTGTCTCTACAGGGATGTGCTCTACAGTAGCAATCTTCTTTCTATCTTTAGTGTATATAATCTGAAGTGCAGCTTGACCCATCATTTTGTAGTCATAGCATATCTTCTTCATACAGTCCTTAGTGAGAAGTTCTTTCATCTCATCGTACTGTTCTTTCTTTTCTTCACTATCTGTAGCGTCTAATCCTTTGCCGTAAATCATTTCTGCAATACCGTTAATCGCAGCGTTATTTGTTGGCGAACCATTATACCTGTCTATAAGGTACTCGAAGTAGTTGTTGTCATCGCCATACGATATCCAATCCTGATTATTATATTCCTTTATATCAGGTCTTGAATAAGACTCAAGATTTACAATATGTATCTTACCGTCTTTTACCTGTGGCATTGGGCGATTATTATTTCTTTTTACTTTGCGACTCATAATATAACAAATTCATTGTCGTAGCTGTCTTCAACTACATAATCATCTTTATGTACGTCAAACTTATCATAGTTAGTTTGATTAGTACAGAATATAAGACCTTTGTAAATCACGTTAGAGCCATCTTTTACCTCAAATGAATAGAATCTATCCTCAACAAGAGAAAAGCTACCAGAGAGCGTCATAAATGGGTCTGAGGAGGTCTTAGATACACTTACAGTAGTAGTAGTGTTCTTACTTTTATCAGTAAGCTCAAGAGTTGGCGCACTCGCATCAGAACGAGGAACTATCTTTAACTCTTGTGCGTCAGTTGATGTACTTAATATGTGCATACCAAAGTAACAAAAATACAACATTTTGTTTTCATTACATAAAAAAATAGGGGATGAAAACACCCCCTATTAGATTCATAACCCTATTGAATTTATGAAGGGTCTCTTTGAGTAGATTCTGTAGCTGTAGCACTTGACATACCTGCAAATGGGTCAGCGTCAGTTCCGCCATCAATAAATGAAGGCATACGAAGCTCGTTAGCAGTTAGTGTAAGTGTATATCCGTTTAAATCACCCATAGCAGTACCAGTAACGGCAGTACCACCAGTAACATCAGCACCATTTTCAGCACCAACTAATAAGAACTTATCATCAAATGTTTGAACAATAACGTGAGGGCGACCATACGCCATTAGTTTCAATTCTTTGTTGTCCTCTTTAGTTAGCTTGAATAAAGTGAGGTTTACGACTTGCTCAAAGAATGTAGTTCCGTTCTCAAGAGAAGACGTAATGTTAGTTTCAAGGGAAGAGTTACCTTTGACATCGTAAGTGTGGTAAGTGAAAGTTCCTGTCATATCAGTAATTTCGTCACTGCTACCAAAAGTTAGCGTTCCTAAATCACCGAAGTCTGCAAAGTGAATTTTCTTAATACCACCTACGGCATCCTTACAAGGTCTTAATCTTCCGCCAGTTAAATCACAAGCCATATTATAAGTATTAAAAAGGGGTGGGTTTAGCACCCCTTATATTAGACGATTAATTATTAAGCAAGAGTCTGTAATACGAGGTCACCACCGATTCCGTATTGGACACCAGAGGTAAAACGCATTATGACACGAACATTCTGACTCCCGTCAATGTCCGCCATATCTATCAACTTAACTTCGTTGTGGTCAGATAATAGACCAGTACCAAATGTCAAGTTAGAAGCCTCACCTGCAACGATGTGGTCAGTTGGCATACCAGGTGCGTGCTGAATCTTGATACCTTCAAAAGAAAGAGCGTTACCCATATTATACCACTGTGTTCCTCTATCTCCAGTACCAGCAGCACCAAGACCAGAAGCTCCAAATCCACCAAGCGCACGAACATAAGCCTGAAGGGCTACAGTAGGTACATAGATAGTTAAATCCTCTTTTCCGTAAACAGCAGAAGGAATTGAATCTACTACATTTCCTAACAATGAAATGATGTTAGTAGATGTGTATGAAGTTTCAGAACCGTTAGCAGCGTCATTAACGTCAGAGTCAGCAGCCATAAGAACTGTGAAACCGTCAAATTCACCTGCATTACCGTCAACTCCACCCCAGATGTTTTGCTCAGTTTTCTCAGCTACTTTAGCAGCAACGTGACCTAATACAAAGTCAGAGAATTTAGGAGGCAAGTTATCAAATGCAGAATATCCCATTTGTACAGCTTCCCAATCTGTGCGGAAATCTTTTTTACATAGTTCGAGGTTTACTTGGAACTCTTCTGGTTGAAGAATTCTTTCAGTAAGCGTAAGTGCACTTGAAGTAGCAGAGAAGTCACATCCAGCATTAGCAATAATGTCTGTAGAGGCGATTTTCTTTACAACTTCTTTGAACTTTACGTTTGGCTTGATAGTAATAGCACCATCAGCCAATGTCTTACCACTTAGTAGAGCAGCAGAAATATATTTCCCTGCAAACTCACCAGCGTAAGTTGAAGTGATACTGGCAACAGAGCCAGTTAAGTTTACTTGTTGTGTGCTCATTTTTATTTATATTAATTTAGAAAATACATTATCAATAGTAGAAGCATTACGATTTGTTGAATAACGTAATACATCTTTCTTTTCGTCTTCTTGGTTAGGTGCGTGGTTGATTGGCTCAACTGCTGGTTCAGCAGATAGTTTCTCAATCTGTGCACTTAACTCAGACTTTTCTTGTTCGTAAGATTCTCTTTCTTTCGACATATCACCTTTCATAGACTCAATCATATCTTTGAGCTGAGAGATTTTACTGTCAAATTCATCACGAGAAACATATTTGTCTTCTTCCAATTCTTCTTCTTCAGACTCTTCTTCAGATTCAGGAGCTTCCTGCTCATCTTCTTCAGCTAATTCTTCGGAAACTTCATCAGATAGTTCAGTAGCCTCTTCGACTACTTCTTCGTTTTGTTCAGACAACGCAACTTCTTCCTTGACCTCAACTTCTGTAGTAACTTCTTCGGCAGCAACTTCTACGTTATCTACTTCTTCTTTTACTTCTTCAGAATTAATCATAGAAAGTTTTTGCATAATGTCTTTTAAAATAAGAGTTGCTTTACCTTCCATAATAAAATTTAACTTTAAAGTATATAATAATAACTAATAATAATTCCTCTGTTAGATTTTCCCAATACCTTGAGCTCTCAATGTTCCATCGCAGCATTTGCGAGAATATCTCTTTCCATCTTTGCATAAACAACCACGTCTTGAATTGCGTGGAGAAGTCGTGCTGGGTGTTTCAAATGCTTTTTTCATTTCTTACTTGATTTAGGGTGTTTCTTTGGTAATAGGTCGTAATCTGTTGTGTATTTGGCGTTTTGAGGTCTGCCGTTCTTTAGTAGGTATATATAAGCGTTTACTCTCGCCTGACCCCACTGCTCGGCTGACTTTACCATAGGACTATGTGATGTTTGAAATGCGCCAACACCACGCTGATATACAGACTTGAGCTGACCTACAGTAGTTCCGTAACCGAGTTTAGATTTATACTTCTCGTTGAAGTCACTTGCTTTAGTCTGTAATGACTTTAACACTCTGGCTGGAACAGATACTCCCCTTCCTTTCCCAGCAGCTCCTTTTGGATTGCGTTTGCTACCTCTCTTTGGAGAAGGATTTTTAGTATCGGAATTTGGAGCTTTCGGGCTTCTAACAATTCTTCCTTTGTCATCATACTTAGCTAAATCAGTTTTAGATTCCTGTGAATTTATCTCGTCAAGTTTACTCTCTGCCCAACGGATTCCTGCTTCGCCTCCCCAAGCATCCCATAAAAGACCACCACAGCCTTTATTGTATGGTTCGTCTTTCTTTTTCTCAAATCTATTGTAAGATGCCATCTCTGATATCAAACAACGAGACAATGGCTTACCATCAGACAATAATTTAGCAAATTGCCACGCTTGAGGTGTTCCACATCTTGGTTTATTGCTATCATAGTACGCAAGAGCCTTTCTGGCGTTCTTTCTTGCAGCAGATGGGTAATCTTTGTATGTTTTGTCGTACAAACCAAGTTCAAGCTCCTCAGATAGCTCGTGACAGTCACAATTAAGCTCTAATTCGCCTAATTCACGCAGTTTAGACCTACTCCAAGCCAATCCTGCCTTACCACCCCATAAAAGGTATGAAATTGTACCACAAGCCTTAGAATCGCTTGGGTCATAGTATTCGGCAGCTCTTGACAAGTAAGAATACATCCTCTTTATCGTGGACACACTGAGTTTTTCACCCCTGCTGAGCTGCTGTGCACGAATTTTCCCCACAGAGGTGGCGCACTTATTATTTACCTTCTTATTTAGCTCAATACCACGCTTTGCGTTGTTTCTAACGCCACTTCCATAGTCTCCGTATGTAGCTAATTCGTATTTATCGCCAAGAATTACGTTAGCAACCTCTAAAAGTATTTGTTTAGCTTCGTTTTCTTCTTCAAGTTGCTCTATTTGAGACATAGCAACCTCATCAGTGAAGTAACCTTCAATAGAGAAGCCTTTTACCTTACCAGATTTAACATAATCATCCCAAACTTCGTCATTGTTGACCTTCATAGATACCATCCAAGTACCTACAGGCATATCTAAACCGTATTTACGGCTCTTGTCGTGCACTTTATCCTCTACAATCCACGATTCTACCACAGACAAGCCGTTAAGCTCTGCTTGGTGCTCTAAAGTGCTTTTATTTTGGTTACCACGCATTAAAAACAGCTCTGACGCTTTGCGTACAGTGTCTTCTGAGAAGTAAATGTAGTATTCATCCTCGCCATTACGTCTGTAGATGTTCTTATTAGGTATAAGTGCTGCACCCATAAGAATCTTCTTCTCTTTATCTACTTCGGCAAGTTTTACTTCTTTCTCTTCGGATAGGGCGATAAAATGCTCTTCTATCGCTGGTTTCTCTACTATTGAAATGGCATCTATGCCAGAGAACAATCCTTCTTCGTCTATAAAAAGTTCTATAATTCTCATACTATTAAATTAACCGAATGATGCGGTATTTGTTATGTTTCTATCAAGTTCTTGTTGTGTAGATATATCTTTACCTACAACAAATGCTTTTACTGGCTTAGCTTGTTGACCTGCAACGGATTCAGCTAACTGTGATGTCTGGGATGCGCCAACAACATTAAAGTCTGGTGCTTGAATATTAACACCTCCGCCAGCTCCTCCGCCACCACCAGCTCCTCCGCCAGATGGTACTGAGCTTTGATATTTTTGACGAGCTATATTTGCTACATTGGCAAGTCCAGCAGCAATAGTTATTGCCTGTTGTATAGCTGCTCTTACTGGGGATGTTACGTCTCCTGGAAAAAGTTGAGAACCATAAGCTAAGAATCCATTCTGATAAACAGTCATTAATGCCTGACTAATCCTCATAGCTTTATCTCTCTCAAATTGTTTTCTTGCAATTTTATCTTTTTTAACAGCAAGCTCTCTTTCAAGTCTTTCCTGCTCTTCTGAATTACCTTCAGCAGCCTCAATTCTTCTGGCGTAGTTCTCCTCTAATTCTATAGTTTGATTTTGAGTAGAAACCTCAAAAGTTTGGCTTAATGCTCCATAAACCTGCTGATATTGCTCCATTATAAATCCAAACTTCTCCTCTTGAATTGCTTGTTCCTCCTCTGATAATTGCTTTTTTAGTTGATGTAAACTTAATTCAGCTTGAGCTCTTGCTTCAGAACCTTCTTCAGCCATTCTAACATTCCTCTCAGCTCTCTCTATGTCTTCATTCATTCTCTCGACATTACGCTGTCTTTCAAAGAATGCGTAGTCTCCAACTATACCAGACTCCTCATCCATAAGTGCAGCTTTAGCATCTAAAGTCTGTCTTTCGAGCTCTTGAATCCTCTCCTGTTCAGCCATCTGCTCTTCAAATTCAGTTCTTCTGAGTTGAGTTCTTTTGGTTCTGAAAGAAGACTCTAATTCAATCATAACCTGATTATGCTCTTCGTCAGCTAACCTTATAGATTCATTATACTCATCATTAGCTTTCTTCCTTTCATCTGCATCTTCAGTAGTTTCTAAGAATTCATCTAATCTAAGTTTTTGTTTATCTTTAAATGCCTTGACTCTTATTTCAAGTTCTTTCTTAGCATTTTCTTCTTCGAGATTGATTAACTCATCTCTTGTCTTTAGCTCTCTGTCTATAGATTTTTGTCTATAACTTTCTTCTAACTTCTCAAGATTAAGAAGTTGCTGCTTAAAATCTCTTTCTCTTCTTCCATACCCCTTTTTCCTATCTTTATCCATAAAGATACCGAGCTTCTTCAGCTCTTCTGTCAATTCGGATATTGTACCTTTCGTTTTATCTATTTCTTCCTGCTTGTTTTCTTCCCCTTTTACAACTAAATCTGATGTAACAGAAAGTGCTGATTGACCTTTTGCAAGAGCTTTAAATTTATCTATCAGAACCTCAACAACAGAAACATTGTCACTTGCAGCAGAATCTTGAAGTAATTGAAGTTTAACATATTCTTCTTCAATAGCATTCAATAAACTTTGAGACCTTGCTTTTCTTTCAAGTAAAACAAGGTAATCTTCAAGTGCTGAAGTAGATTCTTTAGTTAATTTACCCTCTTCATCTAAAAGTGGATTTAAGTCTTCGTGCTCCTTCTTTACTCTTTTTAATATGATTTCCTTTTGTCTATTACTAACTGTAGTATCATTCAATAGAGTTTCCATTGTACGCAAAAAACCTATTTGTTTTCCGAATACATCTGTAGCCTCTTCTGTTGACTCCTTTAATAATCTCATAGCCCTTGAAATCCCATTAAGTTCAGTTATGAACTCTCTGAATCTCGGAGACTGTAAAGCTCCAATTAATAATTGAACTCCAAGTAAAACCCCACCAGTACCTAAAAGGGATTTACCTAATTGCCTGAATGAAGCTCCTACACCACCTGCCGTTTTAACGAAGCTGCCAAATAAACTTACCAATTGAGATAAGTTGTTAGCCATAGCCGTAAATCCGTAACTCGCATCAGAAGCTAACCGACCAGATTCAAGTAAGATTGCATTATTAAGACCAGCTTGTGTTTTTGATGCTTTAAAAGCCTCTGACGTAGATTTGGTAGATTGAGCTAAACCTAAAGATGATTTTGCAGCAGCGACATTCAACTCTTTTTGTATCTTTATCTGCTGATTTACCTTCTCAAGTTCAATAGCTTCTTGCCTCTGTAAATCAGATAATTTCTTTGTAGCCTTAGATAATTGGTCTGTTGACTTACTCGCGCCTTCAGCTCCTTTGAGCTGTATCGATATTATGATGTCTTGTTTAGCCATTTCTGTATGATTTTGAATTTCTTACTCTCTCTAACACTTCTTTAGTTTCTTCCCAATTTCTCGGTGCTTTATACATTCCTTTGGCAATATCTACGTTATGAGATACGCCATACCAATCAGAAAGCTGCAATAAATCTATAATATCTTTTATCAT